TTTAGGGATTTTCGTAAAGAGTTTATGAAGTCTGAGACGTTTGCTCATCAGCAGAACGTTATTGACCTTATTGAGAATCGTCCTCCTTCTTGGTTGCATCCTTCTATGATGTATGAGAAGGGCACTGACCAGTATGTGTTGGTCAATATGCCACCTGAGCACGCTAAGTCAATGACAGTGTCTATTGATTATATTACTTACAGAATTTGTGTTGACCCTAATGTTCGCATTAAGGTTGTTTCTAAAACCCAGCAGATGGCTAAAGAGTTTCTTTATGCTGTCAAGCAAAGGTTGACTTCCCCGTTTTATATTGACTTACAACGCAGGTTTGCACCAGCTGACGGCTTTAAAGCCACGGCTGATAAGTGGACTCAGGACGCAATTTATATTGAACGAGAGTCCGGCGAAAAAGACCCAACGTTACAGGCTCTTGGTATTGGTGGGCAAATCTATGGTGCCCGTGCTGACTTGATTATTCTTGATGACTGTGTGACTTTGTCTAATGTTGGCGAATACGAGAAACAGATTCGTTGGATTCAACAGGAAGTTTTGACACGTATTGGTCCTACCGGTAAGTTGCTGATTGTTGGTACACGGGTTGACCCTATTGATATGTACCGTGAGCTTCGTAACAATGACAGGTATCCTGAAGGTAAGTCTCCTTGGACTTATATGGCTATGCCTGCGGTTTTGGAGTTTGATGAAACACCTGAGAATTGGATTACTCTTTGGCCTCGCTCTGATAAGCCTTGGTCTGGTGACCCTGTTGAGCCTGATAAGGACGGTTTCTTCCCTAGATGGGATGGAACTAGATTAAGACAACGCCGTAGTGTTTTGGATTCCAGAACGTGGGCAATGGTTTACCAGCAACAGGATGTTGAGTCTGAAGCTATTTTTTCTCCTGAACTTGTTCGTGCCGCTGCTAATGGTATGAGAGGTTGTGGTCCACTTGTTCCAGGCGCTCCTGGTTACCCTAATGATACTTCTGGTTTTTACACCGTTTGTTCTATGGACCCTGCTATGTCGGGTGACACTTTCACAGTGGCTATTTCTGGTGACAGGTCTACTAAGAAGCGTTATCTTCTTGATGCTTCTAGGATGCCTGCTCCTACTCCTCAGCGTATAAGGGAAATAATTTTTACTTGGACAGAGAAATATAAACCTTCTGTTTGGGTTATTGAAAAAAACGCTTTCCAGTTGTTCCTTACTAGAGATGAAGAGATTAATGCTTTCCTTCAGTCAAGAGGAATCCGTTTGGTTCAACATTACACGGGTGTTAACAAGATGGACCTTGAATATGGTGTTGCTTCCCTTGCTCCTCTTTTTGGTTCTTTTGGTCCTGATGGTAAACCGGCTAAGAATGCTCTTATTGAATTGCCGAGACCAGAGTCTGAAGGCGTTAAAGCACTTATTGAACAACTGATTACTTGGTCTCCTAGTACTAAAAATAAGCAAGATGGTCCTATGGCTTTGTGGTTTGCTGAAACACAGTTAAGGGATTATGTTAACCAGTCCGGTTCTTACGGACATAGTTGGGTTAAGAACCCATTTGCAACACCTAATGCGCTTGCACAGCGCAAGGTTGTTGATTTAGAAGAATATGCAAGACAATCAAAACAAGCCAACATTCGTTGGATGTAAAGGATTAATGTGGCAAGAGACATAAAAGATATTGCGAACGCAGTACAACAACTGCGCCGTAAATACTCTGACCGCGATGCTAGATGGGCTGACGTACTTGAAGTACGTAAAGGCAACATCAACCGCGTTTTCCCAGGATTGTTCCCTGACGAATACCCTAAGCCAATGGTGGCTAACTTCATTGACGTGGCAGCACGTGATATTTCTGAAGTTATAGCACCATTACCTAATATCAGTTGTTCTGCAACTAATTCAATTTCTGACCGTGCCCGTAGCAAAGCTGACAAGCGCACAATGATTGCTGCCGGTTACCGTGACCAGTCTCGTTTGCAAACACAAATGTACACCGGTGCTGACCGTTATATTACTTTTGGTGCTCTTCCTATTATTATTGAAGCAGACTACGAAGATAAGATGCCTAAGATTAGGATTGATAATCCTTACAACTCTTACCCAGAATTTGACCGTTTTGGTCGTCTACTTTCTTACAGCAAACGTTATCTGAAACCTGTTGCTGATTTATGTCGTGATTTTCCTGAACACGAATCTGCTATCCGTGGTCCAATGGAATCTTCTCAATCTCAAAGACCACTTGAACTTATCCGCTACCAAGATAAGAACGAAACTGTTTTATTCTTACCTGAACGCGGTTCATACATTTTAGGTCGCACACCTAACCTTATGGGTAAACTTATGGTTGTGTTCGCTGTTCGTCCCGGTGTTGATTCTGATGATGACCAACGCGGACAATTTGATGATGTTCTTTGGGTACAAGTAGCACGTTCACGTTTTGCTACTCTTTCACTTGAGGCGGCACAAAAATCTGTTCAGGCACCGTTTGCGTTGCCAGCAGATGTTAACGTCCTAGAAATTGGACCTGACGCAACTATACGTTCAGCATCTCCAGAAAAGATTAGACGTGTTGATTTAAATGTGCCCCCTGGATTATTTCAAGAATCTGCTTCACTTGACCAAGAAATGCGTATGGGTTCACGTTACCCTGAAGGTCGCCAAGGCGTAAGCCAAGGCAGCATTGTTACAGGTCGTGGTGTTGAAGCCCTTATGGGTGGATTTGACACACAAGTTAAAACCGCTCAAGCCATTCTTGCTCAAGCATTAAAAGAAGTTTTTGCTCTTTGCTTTGAAATGGACGATAAACTTTTCGGTACTCACGAAAAGACGGTACGCGGCGTTGACGCCGGTGCACCGTATGAAATCACATATACAGCTGGCAAGGATATTGCTGGCGAATATATGGTTGATGTCACCTATGGACTGATGGCCGGATTAAACCCCAACCAGGCTTTGGTATTCGGACTCCAAGCGCGAGGAGACCAATTAATCTCACGTGACTTCCTCCGCCGTCAGATGCCTTGGGAAATCAACATTTCACAAGAAGAAGAAAAAATTGAAATTGAAAAACTGCGTGATTCTTTAGTTGCCGCTATGGCAGCTTACGCTCAAGCAATACCTTCCCTTGTTACACAAGGTCAGGATGCTGGTGAAATTCTTTCACGTATAGCAGCAGTTATTAAAGGTCGCCAACAAGGTGACCCTATAGAGCAGGTAATCGCGCAAGCGTTTACCCCTCAAGCACTACCTTCTGCTGAGGCTGTACCTCCTGGTATGGAACAACCCGTCCCCGGTTCCTCAGGGCAGGTTCCCTCTGGTGGTGCTTCAGGTTTGAGTGCCGCTACAGGCGGTCCTCGTGGTGTTGCCCCTGGCCAAATAGGTCAAGGTGGTAGACCACCAATTCAAAACTTGCTGGCCGGATTAACAGGTCAAGGCAAGCCGACACTGTCAAGCAGTGTCACACGTATGGTACCAGCCGGCTAAAAGGAGAAAAAAATGGCATTCGGTATGAATAAGAAAGTAGCCTTACAAGGCTCAATGGGTAAGGCAAATATGCAACCAGTTAAAAAATCTGGAACCCCATCAGGAGTTAAAAGTCCTGGTAAAAGCACTATGAACTTCAGCAAAGACCCTTCAGGTACTCGCGGCGGTTCAGCACCAAAACACGCAAGCAACTAACTAAATCTTTAGGAGAGTGAACTATGGCAAGAGGTGGATATAGGAAACCAACGAATCCTGCACCCGTTTCAGGTCCAGGTTCACTCTCACAAAGAACAGACGGTGGGCCAGCCGATACACAGGCCGCACGCTACATTTCAGGACTCCCATACGGAGAAGGGCAAGATATGATGAACATTCAACAATCTGCCCCTATGGCTGCTGCTCCGAGCATTGAACAATCAAATATGCCTACGGGCCTCGCTTCAGCGGCAGCCTCACCTATTATTCCTTTAAACTCACCTACACAAATGCCTGACCAACCAATCACTTTTGGTTCTAATTATGGTCCAGGACCGGGACCAAGTGTGTTAGGATTAAGTTCCCCTGGTGAAAGAACCGTTTCACAAATACTTTCAGAACTTGCACAATATGACACAACAGGCGAAGTTAATGCTTTGCGTGAAAGAGCAGAACTTGGTGGATTCTAGTGGCATCTAACAATGACCCAATACTAGATGCTTCTAAAGAACTTTACGCTGCATCAAAAACAATTTCTCTTGCTCCAAGAGAGAAACAAAAACTTGATGGTTTTGCTATGCTTGTCAACAAAAATCGTGAACTTCTTAGCATCCCTGAACAAGATGCACGTCAAGAGTATTTAAAGCTTGACGAAAACTTACAAAGTACTTTAAAACAATTTAATCCTGATGCTAAATTTGCTCAAGAACCAGATAGTTCTATTTTTGGTAATATCAAAAAAAACGTTGTTTCACCTGTTTTAGATAACCTTTCAAAATACAGTAGCCGTTTAACTGAACCTTATCGTGCTGCTAGAGTTAAAATGGTTGATAATGTTTCTTGGGATAAAGCTTGGGAAATGGCACGTGACGGTAATTCTCTTTTTGACAAACAACGTGAACTAAAAATTGACAATTATTATGATTCTCCTGTAGCTAAAATTGCTAAACAAATTTCTACAGGTAAAACTATTGGTGAAGTTTTAAGCACACTTACTACACCTGAAGAAATTGATGCTATGCGCCGTATGCTTGAAGGGGATAAAACCTTTCAAAACGCTATAGCAGATTATGATACAGCCAAGATTTCTCTTGGCCGTGATTTGTTTTATGAAGCATTCAGTATTGACGCAGGTGATTTTGGTGCTAATCGTAAAGCATTTAATGTTTTTTCTGGTGCCGCTGATTTAGCAACACAAATTGCTTTTGACCCAACAACATACATTCCTGTTGCCGGTCAAGGATATAAGATTGCTCAGTTAAGTATTCTTAAAATTGCTGGCGATGCAGCTAAAGTTGAAAAAGCATTTAATGCTCCTTTAGTTGGTAAAGCTGTTAATAACTTTTTTGACACTGTTGGTCCTGAAATTAAAAAGTTTGCTGAAGGTGATAAAGCCCAACAAACTGAAGCTTTTAGTAAACTTACCCGTTTCTTTGGTAAAGACATATCCCTTGAAGGTATTAACGATTTAGCTAAAAATCAAGTTTATGATGCTGTTAGCGCTAAAAAGTTTTTGTCAGAATCAGATAACGCTATGTCACTTGTCAATGGTAAATTTACTGGTGCGTTTCCAACTCTTCCTACTTATGGTGTTGTTCGCCAACTTAAAGATACTTTAAAAGAATCTGTTGTTTCAGCTGTTGGTATTAACAAAATTAAACCCGTTAAAGGTTTTGATATTGAAGGTACAAGTATTCTTTCTATGCTTGATAATGCTGTTAATTTATTAAAAACTGGTGACATTAATGGTATCCAAGAACTTAAAGGAATTATTAAAGATTCTCAAACAGTTGCAGGTAAGTTTGCTAAAAACTGGGAAATAGCACCTGGTTTTAAAACTCTTAAAATTGGTAAAAAACTTACTGAAGACGGTAAAGTAATTGATGAAGGTTTACGTTCAACTAGAGATGTTGTAGCACTTGCACGTGTTGCTGGTTTTTCACGTCCTATGGCTGACGAAATTGGTACTTTGTGGGCTAAAGCAAATGAAGGCCAACGCATTAAGATGCGTGACGGAATCGTTGCAACTATGGCTCATACTATGGGTTTATCTTCTACTGATAGTGGTCGTCAAGTTCTTGAACGCACTCTTGGTATTCTAAAAAATGAATTATATGCTACTCCTTTAAAAGTTAATAAAGGTCTTCTTGATTCTCTTGGTTCACAAAGTAGTTTACTTAAAGAAGTTTTTAACCTTTCAGATGAAGCAATTACTGCTGGTGACAATATAACTATTGATGCTTCAGCTGCTAATGGTGCTCCTCGCGCTGTTGCTTTGTATCAACTTGCTGATGAATTATCTATTCCACCTATTCACGAATGGTATCGTGAAGCGTACAAAACAAAAAACTGGGTTATTAAATCTTTAGGTGCAACTTTTAACAGCAGAATTTCACAAGGCCTTGTAGATACTTGGTCATTTTTAACTCTTCTTCCACGTCTTGGTGTTCGTTCCGTTATTGAAGAAGCAATGGTTTATGGTCTTGTTGCTCCTGTAAAAGCTATGACCGCTTTGTTTACTGATGGTTTTAATGCTTCTCGTTCTATGAGACGTGTTTTACAAACTGTTGATGGTCAGAAAAAAGGTTGGTTTGATGCTGGCCGTCTTTCTATACCTATGAACGCTTGGTACAACTTGTTTCAAAAAGGTATCACTAAAGAATTAAAGATTGCTGCTGCTGAAGGTAAACCTATTCCTGAACTTATGGCTATAGCTATGATGGGTTCACGTAATCGTTTACCTAATGTTTCTGTTAAACGTCACGCAGACCAAGCAAGCCAATTTGTTAAATACAGTTACGGTTCTAAACTTATGGAAGATGTTTCCGTTGGCGCTTCTCAAGGTCAACGTTTAGACCAACTTTCTACTAAAGGTTATGGCAGCCCTGTTGCTATTGCTAAACAATATGGCGATGTTGTTAAATGGAATGTTAAGTTTAAAGAAACATTAGAACAACAAAAACCTTATGGTGATTTTGTTAAAATATCTGTTCCAGATGTTCCTGCTTATAGCAATGCGTATTACATAAATTTAACACAAGATATTTTAAAAGCAGTTGACGGCAACGGCGAAGTTGGTAAAATAGCTATAAGGTATATGGACGATGCTGATACCGCTATTGCTAAAATGGTTGAATATCTTGACGCTCACCCTAATGTTGCTAAAAGATTTGCTAATGCTTACAGCGAAGAATCCATTGACCATACTCGTTTAGCATTTAGTATGTATTTAAAATCTTCTGAACTGTTTCGCAATGCTGATAATGCTATAAGTGAAGACTTATTAAACCTTGTTCGCAAAAAAGTTGTTAAAGAAGATGGAACATCTGAAATAGTTCTTGACGCATATCTTGATGTAGATGAGTTAGTTAAATTAGATAAATCAAAACTTCCTGCAACAATACTTGGTCAACAATATGTTCCAGTAGCATACAATCAACAAGGGTTTATTAAAGCAATTGTTGAAAAAGGCTATACTTGGATGGACCGTCAAGTAGCAACAATGTCACGTGAACCTTTGTTTCACGCAAACTACTTTTTTTACAGAGATAAGTTAACTAGAATAGAAGATTTAAAGTACCAACAACTTAAAGCAAAAGGTTTAAGTGACGAAGCAGCAAAAAACATTTCTGAAAAGTACGCAACAGAGATGGCAACAGAGTTATCGGTAAAACGTACTCTTGATTTTGTTGATAATCCTAACGTTAGAACTAACTTTGCTTGGTCTATGAGAAACTTTGCACGTTTTTATCGTGCAACAGAAGACTTCTATCGCCGTGTTTACCGTATGACTGTTAAAAATCCACAATCTATTGTTCGTTTACGTTTAGCATCAGATGGTTTAGACCATTCAGGGTTCATTCATACTGATGATAATGGCGATAAGTATTTTGTTTTTCCAACTGATGATATTTTAACTGCCGTTATTGCCCCTGTAACAAAATTGTTAACTGGTAAAAGTTTACAAACACCTATGCCTTTACAATTTACCTATAAAGTTAAAATGCTTACACCTTCTTTAGACCCGCAATCTTCTATTCCTACTCTTTCTGGTCCTTTGTCTGGTATTTCTATGATGGCTTTGCAAAGACTTATGCCTAATTTTATGGGTCCTGTTAAAGACCGTGTACTTAGTACAGCACTTGGTTCTCGTTCTGCTAATGCTCGTTGGACTGATGTTATTCTTCCTTCTAACGTTCGCCGTGCTGTTGATGCTTTAAATCAAGATGAGCGTGATTCACAGTTTGCTTCCGCTGCACGTAAAGCTATTGTTTATATGGCAGCAAATAAACAACAATTACCTCTTAATGCTACTGAAGAACAAAAACTTGCATACCGTCAAAAAATTGAAGGTATTGCCGCTAACATTGTTGTTACTCGTTTCTTTCTTGGTTTAGTTTCTCCTGTATCTCCACAAATAGGTTTTGGTAAAGACATACCAGATTATTTAAAAGATGCTGGTAATGTTAACTTTAAAGCAGAGTTTAATAAACTTGTTAATGAGGTTGCCGCAACAGGTGAACCTGATGCTTATAACATTGCTTTGCAAAAATGGTCTGCTGTTAACCCAGGTTTATTAGCTTATACTATTGGTGAAACTGATGCTAATAAAATTGCTACTATTAAGAAAACCAAACAAGCTGCTGATTGGGTTCGTTCAAATCGTGACCTTATTCAAAAGTATCCTGAGGGTTCAGGGTTCTTTATTCCTTACACTGGTGATTTTAATTTTGATGATTACACTTTCTTAAAACGTGAAGGTTATACTGAGTCTGTTCCTGTTGAGGATTTCTTAAAGCGTGTAACTGTTGCTCAAGACAAAGAAGCATATTACGATTTAAAGAAAACTTTTGATGACAAATTAGAAGCAACTGGTTCTCCTTCTTTGAAAGCAAATATTCGTGACCAATGGTCAAAAGTTAAAGAAGATTTCTTAGTTGATAAACCTTTACTTGTTCAAGATATGGAAACAAGGCAAAGTGCTCAACAAGTTAAAAATTCTTTGAATGACCTTCGTTCTATGATTTCTTCTGGTGAAGCACCAAATACTGGTTTAACTCGTAAGTATAATGATATGATTACTATTTACGATAAAGCTCAAAGTGTGTTAGATGTTTTGACAAGCAATACTAAAGTTCAACGTAATCAACGTGAGATTATTCGTCAACGTGCATATCAACAAATTCAAGATATTTCAGCTGGTGACCCTCAAGCGGAAATGGCTGTTCGTGTTCTATTTACTAGGTTATTAGGAGTTTAATGGCTGACATTGTTTACGATGCGGAAAAAAACGCTAAGGAATACAAAGACCTTAACGTTCAAATTAATGCTTTAAAGAAACGCATTAAGAATTTAAAAGTACAAGACAGTCAAGCAACTGTTGATAAGACTGTTGAAATAAACGCCGCTAGTGCCGAACTTGAAAAGTTTGAAGAAAAACGTAAAGCCAATAGAGAAGCTTCTCAAAAGTATATTGAATCAACTCAGGTTGAAGCAAAGACTAAAAAGACTACTAATACAATTGATAGTTTAAGCAAAGAAATTGATTATATCAATAAAACGGGTAATGTTAAACCTACTAAAGACCAACGTGCACCTGTTAAAGCAAGTGATGAATACTTACAAAACTTAATTCAAAAACGTGATTCCCTTAAAACTGGTACACCTACTGGTCCTGCAGGGGTAGTAGAAATTGCTGCAACTACTGGTAGCACAGGTTCAAGGGTTGGGGCTTTTGATTCTGGAACACCTAATGCTATTTCTGGAAAACCTGAAGATATTATTTTGGGTGTTAATCTTACTGATGGCAGTGTTGGTCAGGTAGATACTGGTCTTTTCAATGTTCCCGGTATAACTGATTCTGTTCTTTTTTTAAGTGACCCTAGAGGTAATGGAAAGTATTCTCGTCCTAAAAGTGTTAGCGAATATCGCAAAAACATATATGCTTGGACACCTGAATCTGTTGTTGCTTATAAAAAAGCAATGAACTATGGTAATACTTCATCTTTTGTTGACTCTAAATTTGCTGATGCTGTTGTTGCTAAAGCACAAGAAGTTTCTGAAAACAATTACTATAATGCTTTAAATGGTAAACCTGTTCAAATTGCTGTAGAAAACTTTATTGCTAATCCTGGTAAATATGGCGCTTCTTTTGGTTCTGGCGGAGTTACTGTTAAAGCAGAAGAACTTAAAGCTAAAACTGCTACAGTTAAACAATTAACCACTGAACTTGGTGTAACCCTTTCAGATAAAGAAATTAAAGACCTTGCATACAAGTATGCTTCTGGTGCTATTGACGCTAACACCATTAAATATCAAATTGCTAAAGCTGGAGATATTGATTACACTAAAGGCACAGCTGCTTCTATTTTAACTGAGTTAAAGAAACTTGCTGCAGATAATGGTATTAGTTATAATGATACTTGGTTTCAAACCGCTGCGAGTAATATTATTACAGGTCGTTCAACTTTAGAAACTTTGAAAGCTGATATTAATAATCAAGCTAAAGGTTTGTATTCTGCTGAATCTATCCAAAAGGGTATTGATGCAGGGTTTAGTGTTCGTTCTCAAGCTTCACCTTATATTACTTATTTAGCTAATATTCGTGGTGCTGACCCAGAGTCCATTAGTTTAAATGACCCTTTCATTAGTCAAGCGTTTACTGCTCGTGACGATAAAGGCAATCCTACTGTTATGTCCTATTTTGATTTTAGAAAAAATGTTAGACAAAATGACCCTCAATGGGGTTATTCGGATGAGGCACAAACTGAAACAACTTCTATGTTGCGTAAGTTTGGTCAAGTATTTGGAAAGAGTTTCTAATGGCTAAACCAACACGTAATGAGTATTTGCAAACCCGTCTTGAAGAAGCTAAGAAAATTAATCCTAATGTTAGTGTTGCTATTCCTACAGGTACTATTTCTAAAGCTAAGTTAACTGAACTTGATGCTGCTTTAAATAAAGTTATTTACCCTTCAGGTCAATATGGTGAAACCGGTCCAGCTTACAAAGCACCTGACCCTAACGCTGCTGCTAATGCTGCAACTGCAGCTGAAAATGCTGCCAATAAAGCTGTTCAAAGACAAAACTGGAAAGAAGTATTAAAAACAACCCTTGAAGGTTGGGGTCTTCCAACTCTTGTTTCTGTAGCACAAGGTTATATTGACAATAACTATAATGCTGACACAGCTATTCTTAAACTTCAAGAAGCACCAGAATACAAGCAACGTTTTTCTGGTAACGTTAAACGTGCAGCTAAAGGTTTACCTGTATTAGAACCTGGAACTTATCTTGATTTAGAAAACCAATATCGTGCAACAATGCGTGCCGCTGGTTTACCTTCAGGTTTTTATGATGACCCTTCAGATTATTCAGATTTTATAACTAACGATGTTTCACCTTCAGAACTTCAATCACGTGTAAATATTGCATCATTATCGTTAGATAATGCTGACCCATATTACACACAATCTTTACAAAACCTTTACGGTTTAAATAAAGGTGATATGATTGCTTACTCTTTAGACCCACAACGTGCTTTACCTCTTATCAATAAGCAAGTTCAAGCCGCACAGTTTGGTGCTGCAGCTAGTCGTCAAGGTATGAGTGTTGATTTGTCTTCTGCTGAACAGTTTGCTGGTCTTGGTGTTTCACAACAACAAGCAGAATCTGGTTTCCAACAGATAGGTCAAATGATGCCTGCTGCTGAAAAGCTTTCAAACATTTATGGTGGCCGAGTTGGTGCTTATGGTCAAGAGCAAGCTATGGCTGAAACCTTTGGTGGTGCGGGCGGTGCTGAGGCAGCGTTACGCCGTAAGAAACTTACAGATTTGGAACAAGCAACATTTTCTGGTTCTTCAGGAACCGGTAAAAGTTCTTTTGCTAAACAGCAAACAGGACAATTTTAAAAGCCTGCTAGGCGCACCGGCACCTAGAAGAGTAACCGAAGACCGGCAGTAATAGCCGACACATATTCCCCTGTATGCGTTGTGGATTACGACTAAATGAAAGGGAGTGGC